CTTCGTAAGTTATTGATTTTTAAGGAAACGGGTGATTAAACCTTGCCAAGGTTGAGGTCGCGAGTTCGAACCTCGTTTCCCGCTCCATACTCCTAACTGCCTGTTTTCACAGGCTTTTTTTTGTTTTGTAGGGACAGAACCCTTAGGTGTTCAGCTCCGGCCATTTTTTTAAAATGACGTGAACCCAAATCCAAGGTTCAGCTACCCCCTTAACATGCCTACAATCCGGTTCGCCGCCTGCTTCTTGTGAGCGTTGTTCATGTGGGTGTACCGCAGAAGCGAGTTCATCGACTTCCATCCCCCAATGTCCATCAGCTCACGAGCATCAGTGCCAGCCTGTAGATGCCACGTCGCGAACGAGTGCCGCAATGTGTGGAAGGTCGTGCCGGCTGGTAGTCCAGCTAAGTCCACCGCCTTCCGCCAAGTCTTATTACCGACCGCATCTTTGCTGAACGGCTTGCCATTCTCCTGAACAAACACACAGTCAATCTTCCCTCGAAGGAATGGTCGTCGCTTGATCAGCTCCTCTTGATAGCGCTCCCTCTTCTTGAGGATTGCTTTGGCGTCATCGTTGAGGGGTACAACCAACCGGTCACCGTTCTTTGTTTCGGAAGACGCGAACGTCATCAGCTCTCCGCACTTACTGATCTGAGACCAGCGCAGTGTTCGCACATTGTTACGGCGTTGACCGCAAGCCAATGCAAACTCCACCATGTCAGCACGTAGCGGGTCGAGCCATCTGATCAGCGATCTGACTTGATCAGGCTCTAAGTAAAGCTCCTTCATTTCTTCCGGCAACGTCTTGATCGTTGGCACTGTCTCGAGGATCTCGAGTTGGTCTCTGGCGTAATTCAGAATCAGCCTGAGGTACTTGAGATACGTGTTGACTGCGGCGTTGGTGAGTCCTTTCTCGTAGAGCAACTCTTCTTGCAGGTCGTTGATGTCTACCCGACGGATAGATGCAACGCTACGGTTGCCCCACCTATCGATCAACTTTCTGATAGCCGCTTGTGCGCTTGTACTCTTGTCGTTGCCTCGTTTTGTTTTAAGTTTTAGGTAACGCTCTGCTACATCTCTGAACTTCATAAATACTCTCCGTGTATGAAGCCCCTCACAGCAACTCCAGCTTAAACAAAAAAGGGGGATGTTTCGACTTGCGTCTACTCGTCCCCTAAAGTTAGGAGCCACTCACTGGGAGGGGATGGCGCGTTTGCCAACCGGTGCGCCAAGCCGGTAAGGAAACCCAGATGGGCCTTGGCTAATTAATCGTATCAGACTCCTCGCTAATTACTTCTGCCTCTTCAGGGGAAGGGAGGGGTTCCGGCAGTAGTTTTTTAGCGTCTGATAAGATTGCATCAGCACCTGCTCTCGCCGACTCGATCAGCGGTGCAAGCACTGAAATACTGTTGTTGGTTTGCTGAACGAGTACCAGCATGTTCCGGCATCGCTCAGATATGTCTTCGGCGTTGTAAGATTTGCCGTCGATAATGATGGTTTGTACTTCGCTCATTGTTTACGTTTCCTCGTGTTTTCGCGAATGACTTGATATTTCCTTGGTGCTTTCACCAAGATTTGTGCTTGGGGGACGCTCTTTCGTTGAGCGGGATCTCCCCTTCCGCACACCTCACAGTAGTCATCGTTCCCATAGAAATAGGTTTGGATGCCCACCATTTGGATGGAGACTGATGAAGACAAACGAGAGGGTTTGTCCCCAACAGTCAGGACGAGGTCAGCCCTGCCTTCCTTGTCCGTGATTGTGACTAAGCAATCCTGCGCTCCATCGTGATCCCTGACTCTGCGTACCCACATCTTGTGATCGTAAGTCTCCTCAGGGTTATCTGGATCGAGCTTCTCCCCTCCGTAGAGGAGAGAACCGACTGCTCGTGTAAGTCTTAAACCGCCCATAAATAACCTTAGAAAGGGATGTCGTCCTCTGGCAGGTCGTTCTGCACAGGAGCCGGCGCAGGTGCAGGCGCAGACTTGGCAGGCTTGTTGGGGAGCCAGAACTCGACATTGAGTTGAGTGACTTCGCCGTCTCGCTTTTGCTCAGCCACTTCGAGGTTATAACGGAAGGGATTACCTCCGTTCATGTCGAGAGTGCTTTGCAACTTGTCGATCATCTCTTGATCGATCTTGAGCCAGCCGTCGAAACTTGGAATCTTTAGAGCTTGCTGTTCTTTGCCAAGCTCTTGGAACCAGCCGTACTGCTTGAGTTTGTTGTACTTCTCAAGCTTCTTCTCTCGATCTAGCGGGTAAAGGCGCCCCTTACCAGCATTGATTGCCTCAAAGGCGGTAGGTTTGTTCTGCATTAGTCGTCTCCGATTGTCTTGATTGATGATTGCAGTGAATTGTTCGTGCGACGAAAAGTGTCGAGCGAACTGTCTTTCTCAAGCAGGGCTTGTTCCCCGCCTAGAAACTCAAAAGCCCTTCGATAATCAACCGGAGGTGTTTTTTGAATGACCTGTATGGAAACCCATCCATTGGTGATGGAGCGCTCATACTTTTTAACTAGCTCTTTCTTGAGGGAGTCACGGTGCGACTTCAGCTCCTCAAGCTCAGCAAGTGCCGTGTGGTTCAGCACTTCGATCTCATTGATCTTTCCCTGTACATCAGCCAGCTCTGTGAGCTGGGCGTCTTCGATCTCCTCGTAGTCAGGCACGAGAGGATCTAGATGCTTTTGCGCCCGCACTGGATCTGCGGCCTCTTCTTGTATGAAGTCGTACCAAGCCTTGTATAGATCCAGTCGAGTGACCTTGCCCTTGCTTGGCTCAGGTAGCAGGCGACCGTCTAGCTCCTCGTCGAGCCAGTCCCAGTTACGCTGTACCCTGTCGATATGCCACTGGCCTTCTGCCTGCGGATCTTTAGCGAGGTAGCACATGAAGTCACACCAATCGAGATCACAGACCTCCATGACCATGTGGCACTGCCATAAGTACATGATTCGCTTCTCGTCAAAGACTGAGTAAGGCGCCTTAGTCCACTTGGGGAAGGGACACTTGAACTCACAACCGCCCTCGATACCCACAAGCCCGTCAGGAGACGCGGCTAAAAACTTATGCTCTTGGTGAATTACAAGCCCAGTCTCTTCGACACGGTATCGCTTGATCTCTTCCAGCTTGACGCGAGCGTACTCTTCCATCATCGAGCCATGCTCAACGGCGGCGTTCGTTTGAAACTCAGACTCAGCACCCAGAATTGCTCTCACCTCTTGGCGGACCAAATCCTGAACACTCATGTAAGGGTGGATGCCTTCGTATGCGGCGCACACACTGGCTTTAATTTTGCCGGCCCGTGCTTTGAGCCAGCCCTCAGATCCCTGCGGATGCACTTCAACAAACGTCATACCTTCCACCCCTTCTTCTCGCAGATTTCAGACCATCGGTTCTGGTTGTAATCCTCCAGACCCAACTGGGTTAGCTTGCGATTGAAGCGGTCAAAGATTTTCTGGGCGGCGCTTTTGTTGCGGGACTGCTGTATCTTCTCCCACGTATCCTCACGCCACAGACGATCTACACGTTCCTTGGTTTCCTCTTCGGCATCGATCTGCTCGTCAGGCAGTAGCTCCTCCTGAACAGCTTCGACGGCAACCTCTTCCTGTGCCTTCGACTTGATCCAAAGCTGGTGGCCCAGACCAAACTCAGCCATCGCTTTTACACGACAGCGTTGCTTTGTAGTGTTGATCTGTCCGCTGTTTGGGTTACGGATGGGGCCGTTAGAATCTCTCACAAAGAGAGATGTAATCTGAGTGTGGGGTCCGATGGTCATGCGGCATCTGACTTCTGCCGTACCATCATTGAAGTAGTGTACTTCCCTGCCCTCAGGATCTTCGGTGAACTCCCAAGTGTACTCAGGAAATTCGGCCATCATGAGGGCGTGAGCATTCATCCACGGCAAGATAGTGAGAGACGTTCCGTCCTCTAATATCTCTCGCTCCGTGAGCTGGTTGGAAATATCTATTGCAGAAAGCGCAGTCCAAATAGACTGTTTGGTGAGCTGATCCATGTGTATCGTCCGTGTAATTCATCCCTGTAACTACACGAAATTTAAATCAGCTAAATGATAATTTCAACCTTCAGATTTATTTTTTAACGCCAAAACCTGCTTGGTTTTTTGCTTTATCTCTTCAGATGCTTCAAGAGTTCCGTCTCTCGTAACTTTTCTACACAACGCGGCCCGTAGCACTGACAAAAATTGATCGTCTGATAAGCGGACTTTATTCATGAATCTCCTTCATTAAAAAATTTGTGCAGGTTGCCCATGAAAACATCCATGTTGTCTGCGTCCGTGAAGCCCATTAGCACTAGCGCGGCCAGTTGCTTTGCTGATAGATCGATGCCGTATTGGTCCTCGAACTTTTTGCACCTCAACAGCAGTGAGGTCAGTTGTTTCTCTGTTATGTTCAGGCCTCTGCTCTCGCCATTCACCCATTGATATAGGTCTATATCGAAGACGTCGCAGAACTTTATTGCCATGTCTAAGTTCTTTGGCAGTGACCCTTCAAGCCATGCCGCCGCACTTGCATTTGAACATCCGACCTTGTTTTTTATATGTGACGCCCTGCCCCAGCCAGCGATCCCTTTCTTGTCTAGCTCTTCGTTGAGGAACGCGGCGCGGGCTTCTTTGTCCCAAGCCATAAATACTAATCCGTGTGATAGGAGGTTCTTTTACCCGACCGTCCGGTTTTTGTCTATAGGTTGACAAACCGGCCACGGTGGCTTTCAATTTTGCTCCTTGAGTATAAATTCTCATTTGCTTAATACACGGACTAGTATGATTTTTAAGCCTGCCTCGCAAACTTGTCGTCATTATACGAAGCTACCTAACGACCTGCTCAGGGACAAAGACCTGACACCAGAAGCCATCGGCTTGCTCTGCTATCTACTCTCCCACGTAGACAACTGGCGGGTTACCCAGTCTCAACTTTCGAAGCACTTTTCCTGTACTCCAGCCCGCATCCGAAACATCGCGGACTGTTTAGAGCAAACCGGTTATATCCGTCGAGTCCGATACGTTGAAGAGGGCAAAACTGTCTTTGACTGGGAAGTGTACGACCAAAAACAATTACCAGTATGCAAAAAAGCAGATGTCGAAAATCGACAAGTGGATATTCCACATGTGGAAAATGAAGAGCAAAGAATAACTATAGAGAAAGAAGAAACATCTAATAAGAATAACCATTGGAAAGAAGACCTCCTCAACTCATGTCCTGAAGGTATTCCGAAACAGGCATGGCAGTTGTGGTGGGATCACAAGGCTGGCAATCGCAAGCCATCGAAGAACACCGTCACTCGCCAAACACACGACTTCAAGGAAATGGCTAAGCATGGCTATGACCTGAGGGAACTCATCCCCTTCTCTATCTCGCGGGGATGGCAACGGATAGGGAGTCCTGACTGGGACTCTCTGGATCGCTTTAAGAACATAAGTCGAAACGACGATCTACTAGCTGAGGTTAAGTAATGGATATACGCGCTTTGTCGCAAGAACTAGGGAGACATGCACATCAAATATGTCTAGAGATTTTTCCTGACGGGGTTGTTGAGTCAGGTTGTTACAAGGTAGGAAGTGTTGACGGCGACAGGGGGCGCAGTCTTTCCGTTTATTTACATGGTGATAAGTGTGGCAAGTGGATCGACTTTGCCACGGGTGACTCTGGCGACATGCTGGATCTCATCCAACAAAGCAGGAACGTGTCTCTGACTGAGGCAATGGACTGGGGGGCGAAGCGGTACAGCATCAGGGAGTTTGCGGCCAAGCCAAAAATTTCTCCGGCGGGAAAAAAGAAATACGTCCTCCCCACCCCACCACCACAGAGCAACAACGCTTACATACATGAGTACATGGAGAGTCGTGGGTTCAAGGATGTAGGGGAGGTGTACTTCCGGCACAAGATTTATGAGACGCAGTCACGGGGCGGTCTGGATGTGGTGTTCCAGTACTTCGATCCCGACGGCAAGCTCGTGTTCATCAAGAACAAGCCCATCAATTACGACGGGCATCCGATGCCGCAGAAGGACACGCGCCCAATCCTGTACGGGTGGCACACCATGCCCAAGGACAGTCGCAAGCTTTGGATTGTTGAGGGTGAGTGGGACCAGATTGCCGCGAGTGAGCTTGGCTTCCCTGCCCTGTCGGTTCCCTTCGGCGGCGGTAAGGGTCGCAAGCAACTCAACTGGATCGAGCAAGAGTTCGAGAACCTCAAGCGGTTCGAAGAGATCATCATCGCCACTGACATGGATGAGGAAGGTGAGCTTGCGGCTGAAGAAATCAAGAAGCGATTCGGCGACCGATGCTACCGGATTACCCTGCCCACCAAGGACATCAACGAGCTACTGCAAAAGCAGGGCTATGACGGCGCTCGAACTGTCCTCGAGGCGGCGTATGAAGACGCCCGATGGCAAGACCCAGACACCCTACATTCTGTTATGGAATTCAAGGAGCGTGTCGATGCCATCTTTGAGAACTCCAGCTCCGACACGATGGGCTTTCGTTCCGGCTGGGAAAAGCTGGATGAAGAGGACATCAGGTTCCGGCCATCGGAACTATGGGGACTCACCGGTATCAACGGACACGGCAAGTCGATGTGGTTGGGCCAGCTTTGCTTGAACGCCATCGAGCAGGGCAACAAGGTTCTGATCTGTTCGCCGGAGATGACGCCCGAAAGATTACTGCACAGGATGCTACGTCAGGCCGGCGGGTCAGAGCATCCACCGGAGGCATACCGCGACAAGCTAATGGGTTGGCTCGAGGGTAATCTCTGGCTGTACGAAGACAGGATCACGCCCAGCGCCAAAAAGCTGTTGGCTTGCTTTGAGTACGCCTACGCTCGTTACGGTATCAACGTCTTTGTTGTGGACTCACTGACCAACATGGTCGATCAGCAGGACAACTCAGCCCAGCAGAAGTTTGTCGAGACGCTTGTCCATTTTAAGCAGACAACCGCGTCCACAATTTTTCTTGTCACCCACTCCCGAAAAGGTGAGGACGAGAACACCGCTCCCAACAAGTTCGACGTCAAGGGGTCCGGCTCTATTACGGACCTTGCCGACGGCTTCATGTCGTTGTGGAAAAACAAGCGGAAGGCAGACCACCTAGAGCAGGCGGCGGTCCTCAACGAGGAGCCTGACGAGAAATTTGTGAGGCAGTGGGATGTGTACCTCGAGATCCTGAAGAACCGGAACGGAGGTTATGAGGGGCGAGTCGGCTTTCAGTTCGATCCGCGTTGCTTGCAGTACCAAGAGCGCCGCACATCCTCGACCAAGTATTACATCAACTATTCGAAGGAGAAGACCAATGGATAACGAGCGCTTTGCTAGGGACATTCGCAAAGCTGGTGCTGAAGTACAGACAGCGGAGGTGAATTTAGCTAAGGCTGAAGCCACAGAGAAACAGACAGCCGCGAAGTTGATGTTCATCGCTGAGAACCAGCACGGACACAAGACTGTTGCGGCTCAGACCAAGTGGGCTGATGACCAGCAGGAAATGTTTGATGCGCGTGTTGCTCGAGGCACTGCCAAAGGCGCTCTCGCGGCGGCTAAGCAGAACGCACTGGCGGCAGAGGTGGCATTCAAAACGTGGCAGACAGAGATGGCTACCACACGGGCAGAGATGAGGACATTGATGGGATGAAGTCGCACTGGGCTACCAAAGAAGAGCATGAATGGATGGACGCCATCGTTCAGTTGGGTTGCATAGTTTGCCGGCTGTACATGGGCGTCAAATCCCCTGCTGAAGTTCACCACATACACGGCAAGACCAAGGTAGGCGGTCACCTCGAGACCATCCCCTTGTGTCCTGCACATCACCGGCTGGGCCACTCGAATGATCGATACGTGTCCCGCCATCCCTACAAAGCTCAGTTTATTGAGCGCTACGGAACAGAGGAGTTTCTCCATGAGCAAACATCATCACTTATCGTTAAACGATGCGACACCGGAAGACTGGGACCGAGTCTCGAGGCCGAAGCACTACTCTAGTCAGAACGACAAGTTCCCTGACCTCGAGTGCATCGATGCCATCAAAGCGAGCATGTCTCCCGAAGCGTTTCAGGGCTACCTGAAGGGCAACATCATCAAGTATTCATGGCGCTACGCTGACAAAGACAACCCCAAGGAAGACCTCGCGAAAGCGCAGGTGTATCTGGGTTGGTTAATGCAAGAGATATCCAATGGTTAATTCAAGAACAAAGGGCGCTCAGTTCGAGCGCGAAGTGGTCAACGTGTTTCGCGATTGGCTGGGGGATGAAGCAACTCAAGGACTGCGTCGAAACCTGACGCAGTATCAGGTGGCGGATGAGGGTGACCTCAAGCTGGGACCGTTCCTGATCGAGTGCAAGCGCTACGCCAAGGGGGACATCCACCAACAGTGGTGGTGGGAGCAAATTTTAAAGGCGGCGGGAGAAAAATATATCCCCCTCCTGATATACCGATTTGATCGCCGTCCCATACGCATGGTCTTCCCCTTACACGTAGTGGGAGACTACCCAGAGAGCCATGACTACACCTGCACGGTGGGTCTGGAAGAAGGGATCATGATCATCAGGGAAAAGCTTCTTGCGGATTCCTGAGTTTAGGGCGCACCTCAAGCTCGCGGCAGAGAGACTCGACTACCCAGCGGTCGAGGCCTACGTCCACAAGAACATCGACCCACAGTTCCACGACATGATGTTCCGGTCACTCTACCTCGAGCTACCTCACCACTACGCCCAGCAGGATGTGGAGTCCATCAAGAAATTTCTTGATAGCCTGCCAGCGGTTGAGCCTGTACCTCACTTCAACGAGATCGTGACCTACTGGACACGGCGGATCTGGAAGAAGAGCAATGGCTAGACCTATCTATGAGACGGCTCAGGACAGAGCCAACGAGGAAGAGATAGCCACCCTGCTGGCTGAGCGTTACAACGCCAAGGCAATCAAGGCCAAGCGCCTGTACGGGCTTGACTGGTTCTTTGAGCGTGACGGCTACGTTGTCGGCATGGTTGAGATCAAGGTGCGTAACTACGCCAGCACCGACTTCAATACCTACATGATCAGCGCTGACAAGATCGCAAGGATCAGGATGTTGTCCAGTGTGTCTGGCATCCCGTCGTTTTTGTTTGTGGCATGGACTGATACCGTCGGCTACATCAACCTCGCTGACACGCCAGACTACACGGCAATCGGTGGGCGCAGAGATAGGGGTGATCCTCAGGACATCGAGGTGCTACTCCACTACAGCGTGGACAGGTTCATCAGGGTATAAAAAACCCCGCTACTGCGGGGTGTCTTCTAGTTCTAGCTGGAGTGCCAGCAGTTTGTAGGCGGTGTCTGGCATTCGCCGGTAGCCACGGGTCTCAGGCGTTCGGGTCCAGTTGTACACACCCTCCACCGTCATACCCAAGAGGTCTGCTACCTGCTTGCCTGATAACTGACGATCATGCATGACCTTCCGCAATAATTCGTTGTTATCCATATTTACCACGCTCATATCGTTCAGGGTATATGATCTCGAGGGCCGGCTTGTCGTTTAGGCGAAGCAACACCGTCGAGTAGTCGAATAGTATGGCAACTGGTTCTTGGAATCGTTCTGCCATCTGTCGAGCGGCTTCGACAGCCAGCCTGACATCGTCACTGTTATGGGTTCCAAAATCAAAAATCATGGGTACTGCTCCGACAGGTAGTCCTCGAGATCCCTCTCGCCGTCGGTGTCTAGCTCCACGATGTGACCGTTCCACTCGATGCGATCCCACTCAACCTCAAAAAATCGCACCTGCTCGACGCGGCCCTCAGATTCTACGGTCTCAGTCCACCGATGAACAACAGGGTTGATCACGTCTAGTTCGCTCAGTTCCATTTCAATTAACGCAGTAACCATCACTGAAGCTCCCATGTGTAGCGCAAATAGTCACCGTAGCTTTGGCCCTTGAAGCCGCACTCTCGATGCAATCTCACGGTGTACTCTGAGTTGCGGAACATAGCCCCAGCGATGTACGCCTCCTCCGCAAAGTAACCACTGGTAGACAGCGGCGTCTCTGGGAAAGCGTCCTCGCAGATTCCCAGCAGGATCTGCTCCTCGTTCTCATCCTTGAAGGTGTCCTCGATGACCGGAATGTTGACCTCGATGACCTCGAACCAGCGGTCCTTCTCTCCCTCGATTTCCTCCACGTAATAGATCCAGTCGTGCGGACCCAGACCTGACTGGTTCATGATCTTTTCGATGCTGACCAGCCGTGGGTGACGAGGGTTCTTGATGAAGTGCTTCTCTCCATCCAGAACCTTAACGTCCACCTTCTCTCCGATTTCAAAAGTACTCATTGGTTTAACTCCTTTGCGAGCAAGCTTTTCAATGCAATCAGGTCGGCCTTATCGATGACCAGTTCCCCCAGTTTGCGTTCAAGTTCGGCCATGATTTTGCGCCGCTTCAATATCTCAACCGCCATCGCTTTTTGATGGTGAGCAGTCACCGCATTGTAGCTTCCGGTGGGTGAGATGATTGTCTCCAGTATGTGGCTAGGCAGTTCGTAGTGCATCACTTAATCCTCCAGACGGTGTGATAACGGGGAGACCAGTCACCAAGGTGGCGACGGTCTGGATCAACTTGAGCGGTCACTTTGTAACCAAGTTTTTTTGCCGCCTTGTACCATTGCTGAACATCATTCAAGTCCTGCCCTTCGACGGCATGGCCGACCTCCATTGTTTGAAGATGCAATTCATACTTGTTCGGCCTTCCATTCCTAGCCTTGCGGTCAGGTATTGGCCGGTCTGTGACCGTGACAAATTCACGTTTATTGATTTTCATTTGGCCTTCCTTTTGTTGTTGATGAACCTGACCAGCTTGGGCAAGTCCTCGATTTGAAACTCGTCGAGGGTGAACTCGACCATGAGATTTGAGACGACCTCGTCTTCACGATAGCCGCCAAGTAACAGGGCCGTAGCCCTGTCGGTTATGGTGTAGCGGTAGACTGCCTCCATCAGGACTCCACCCCCTCGAGCTTGGTTGCCCAGTATTCAGAGAGCCAAGCCCTCCAGATATCACCTCGCTCACCAACGCAGGCCACGTTGAGTCCCGTGTCCCGATCACATAGAT